GCTATCTTGGTTTAACGACTGCCACACATCCCACAAAGGGCAGTCCAGTGAAGAGTGCAGCGCAGCTACAAAAAGAGATCGAGGCTCTACAGGCCAAAGTAGGAGCGATTCAAGCAATCGCCAAGGAAGACAATCGAGAGCTTTCGACCGAAGAACAAACCGAGATCGATTCGATCGTCGGCGATGACAAGAACCCTGGCCAAATCACCAATTTGGCAGCGCAACGCGAACGAGCGATTCGGATTGAATCCGCTGTCTCGAATTCCGTTCGACAGGTCCGAGAGACTCAAGCCGACTCCGAGCCGGCCAGCAAGCCGTTCAAAATTCCAGCACAGGCAAAGGCCCACAAGCCGCTTGTAGCGTTTAAGGGCGAAGATGCCGAATTGAACGCCTACCGATCGGGCAAGTACATCCTTGCGACGATCTACAAGGATCCCAAGGCCGAGCAATGGTGCAAGGATCATGGCGTTCAAGCCGTTATGAGCGGCAGCGACGACCTTCGAGGCGGTACGCTTGTCCCGCCTGAATTCGAGAACGCGGTTATCGCGTTGTTTGAGTCCTACGGCGTGATTCCGCGATACTCCAGGCTCTACCCAATGGCATCGGACACCCTGAGCGTACCGCGTCAACTCTCGGATGTTACGGCGTATGCCGTCGGAGAGTCCGACGAAATCACCGCCAGCGATGCGACATTCAGCCCGGTCAATTTGGTCGCTCGCAAGTTCGGAACGCTTACCCGCGTACCAAGTGAACTTAACGACGATGCGGTTATTTCGATCGCTGAAATGCTTGCAACGTCGATCGCTCGGGCTCAAGCACTCAAAGCCGATACGGCTGGATTCTTGGGCAACGGCGAAGCAACGAATCACGGCGTCCAAGGGCTAGCAAACGTGCTAAATGCTGGGTCCGTTGTCACGGCATCGGTCGGAAACACGATGGCAACCCAGACAATCGCGGTATTCCAAGAGGCAGTCGGAAAGCTTCCTGATTTCCCTGGAATCAATCCGGTTTGGTTTTGTCACAAGGCAATTTGGAGCAACGTCCTTGGGCGTTTGCAATTGGCCTCCGGCGGCAACAACAAAGACGACCTTGGCGATGGTCCGGTTGTTTCGTTCCTCGGCTATCCCGTTGTGTTTGTCAACGTCATGCCCAAGACGATTACCGGGTCCTCCAAGTTTGCTCACTTCGGCGATTTGGGCATGTCGGCAACGCTTGGGATGCGTCGTCGCTTGTCGATTGCTGCGGATGCTTCGCGGTACTTTGAGCTCGACCAAATCGCATACCGATCGACCATGCGATGGGATTGGAATTGCCACGAACGCGGAACGGCTAGCGAAGCCGGGCCGATCCTGACCATCGTTGCAGCAGCCTAATTTACAACCAACAAAGAAAGCACAGGTGACATTTTGAACGACTTGCAACACTGCAAATTTGTCTCGGCGGTTAAGCCGACGGCGATCACGGATAACGCGACGGCTACGGCTGACGTTGTTGACTGTCGAGGTTTTGACTTTGTTACGTTTGTGGTCCAGCTAGGGGCCACTGATATCGCATTGACGGCGTTGAAGGTCCAAAACTCGGCAACGAGCGGCGGCAGCTATGCCGACATTACCGGAGCTACCTTCGCAGGCGGTACTGGCCTTGGCGGTGCTACGCTTGCACTGCCGAGTGCGACCGACGACGGCCAGACTTGCGTTTTCCATATCGACCTTCGCGGGCTCGATCCGTTTCTGAAATTGGTTGCAACTTTTGGCGATGGATCGACCGGCGGTTTTTCCGCAGCGGTTGCAATCTTGAGCCGAGCAAAGTTTCCTCCAACCACATCGAGCGGAATGGCAGACGGTGACGTTTGCATCGTGGTCTAATGCGAGTTGAGCTACTCAAAATTTGGCAAGGTTTTCCAGTCGGTCATAGGCTGGAAGACCTGCAGGACGGCGTAGCGTTGTTGTTGATCGAAAGGGGAATCGCCAGTGCGATTGATACCGGAGTTAGTGACGGGGCCGACAGCGGACCCGATCACGCTAAGCGAAGCGAAAAAACAGCTAGAAATCGGAATAAGTGACACCACCCACGATACGCACTTGGCAGGCTTGATTCAGGCGGCCAGAGAGCAATGGGAGCACGATACCGATTCGGCTACTTGTTTCGCTACGTACAGGATTCGGATTGCACAATGGACCGATGGCGTCGAGCTACCTAAAAGCCCGATTCACTCGATCACCTCAATTCAATATTACGATGGGGCCAACACGCTCCAAACCTATCCGGCGAATCAATACCAGCTACACGTTGACGCGGTGAGGCTTGCTTATTTGCAAGTCTTGCCCGGGACAGTGGCAAGGTGGGACGCCTGGACCATAACCTATAAAGTCGGCTATTCCGAAGACGGTTCAAAAGTGCCAGCGATCGCCAAAAACGCAATGCTGATGTTGGTCGCTCATTACTTTGAAAATCGCGATATGCTGATGGCCGAATCAATGCAGACGATGAAGCCTTACGAGGCCTTGGTTCTTCGATACATGCGGAGTAGCTACCCGTGAGGCCAAAGAATCAACGCACTGGAGCACTGCGCCACCGATGCACAATTCAACAGACGACAGAGACGCAAGACGCAAGCGGGCAGCCTATCGTTTCGTGGACCTCCTACGTTGTCGACGAGCCTTGCCAATTCACGCCGACGGCTGGCATTGAATCGATGCGCGGCCGACAACTTGAGGCAGGGACAAGGGCGGTTTTTCGAGTTCGATATCGATCAGGCTACACGGTTCAGATGCGGATTGTCTACCAAGGCGAAACCTACGGAATCACGGCGGTAAACATGGTCGACGGCTTGCGAAACTACATCGATATAATCTGCGCGGCGGTGTTGCCATGAGTACTTCAATCGAAATAAACGAGGATCTTATCAGGCAGATCGGCCAAATCCCATTGATGCTTCGCAATGCTCCGTTCGGTCGATGCTTGGGTGCGTTTGCCAAGCCTGTTGCAGCGGCTTGCGAGGGTCACGCTCAATCCTCAAGGGCTACCGGGTCGCGTAAGAAATGGTCCAAGAAATTCAAGAATAACGCAGCGTTTCAAAACGATTCGCGAAAGCATTTTTCGCACAAGGTTTTCAAGGGCGGTATCGGCGTTGTCATTGGAGCGACCTGGAAAGAGGGCAATAAGCAACAGTTTGTGATGCCTTACAAAAAGGGCGAAAGCTACACGCGATACCATTGGGGCGAGCCCGGATCGCCTGTGATTTATACGGGCCGTTCTGGACGGCAGTACACTCGAATCAACCGATCGAAAGCGACCGTTGCGACATTCCCTAAAGAGCAACGCGCACCCATGCGGGCATACCGCCAGACCTCCGGGACTGCGGAAGCGGCTTTCGTCAATCAACTTCAAAAGGAAGTAAAGGAGCTACGACTTGGCTAGGAATCTCAAGCTAACTGACAAGGTGACATTCTCGACCGGAACGACCTCGACCGGGATCCAATTGCAAGGCACGATGCCCCTTGCGATCGTCACCCCGGTCGGATTGGCCAGTACTACGCTTTCGTTTCAAAGCTCGCTCGATGGGGCTAGCTGGTTCGACCTTTACAACGGGTCTAGCCTTTACTCCCTGACTGTTGCAGCAAGTCGGTACATCGCACTAAACCCCGACGTTTTCGAAGGTATTCGGCACATCCGAATTATTGCCGGATCAAGCGAAACAAGCAAAGACATCTACATCGTAAGCGGGGAGCGTTAAGCCATGTCGGCGATCGGTGAGGCATTGCGAACCAAGCTCCTAAGCTATTCGGCGGTATCTACGCTCATCGGGCAGCGTATGTACCCCGATGCTTTGGTTCAAAATGCTACGCTTCCAGCGGTGGTTTATTACGTCACATCGACCGAACGCGAAAGCCACTTGCAGGGCCTTAGCAAGCTAGCTCACGCACGATTTACCATCGAATGCTACGCATTGACGCGAACCACAGCAAGTTCGATCAGTCGAGCGATTAGGGACACTGGAATTGATTACTTTCGGGGCGTTGTTAGTTCGCACACTTTTTGCGGGATCGATTTTG